ATTGCTTTTTGGGGAAACTTCATATTTACCTTACACTAAATATTATTCATCAACTATGGTTATTTATAAATATTATCAGAGTAACGAATACTTCACACAAAAACTCAAAAAATAAATTTAACGGAGAGAAGATATGGCCTTTCAAGTAAGTCCTGGCGTAAATACATCTGAAATTGACCTCACTAATGTAGTAGTATCCGCTGGTACTTCTGTTGGTGGTTATGCTGGTAGGTTCAATTGGGGGCCTATAGAACAAGTTACTTTGGTTACAGACCAAGATACACTCGTAGAGTTGTTTCAAAAACCAGACGATAATAACTTTGAATCATTCTATACTGCAGCCAACTTCTTAGCATATACAAGTGCTTTGAACGTTGTTCGTGCTGCTAACACAACAAGTTCTAGTGCTGTTGCACCGTTGAATGCAGCTTCCAATACAGCAACATATGTGAACGTTCAAACAACAACAACCGAAAGTTTTTATACCACATTTGATACAGAACAAGGTGGATCAATCGGTGGTGGTATAGCAGGAATCGCTGCTGACGGACCATTCATGGCAAAGTGGGCAGGTGATTTAGGTAACAGTTTAAAAGTTTCTTTTTGTCCAGCTGATAGACCAGAAGTAACAGGAACAAGTACAGTAACATGGACTGCTTCAAGTGGTGCTTTAGAAGGAACATCCACTTCTCTGTTTTTAGATGAATTAAGAGTTGGAGATGCTATCAAGATTGTAGATGAAGTTGGATTTCATATAGTAGCAGCAATTTCTGACGCAAATTCTGCTACAGTATTTGCAACAAGTGCTTCTGATAGCGCAAATATTACCGCTAAAGCATTTACAGTAAAGAAACGTTCTGCGTTTGCAACAAGTTCTACTTTCATAAAGGGAACTGCTGTAACTACCGCTGATTCAACTGTTGTAACAGGAACAGGAACATTATTCGATAAACAATTTGTTGTTGGTGATACGATTACCATAGGTGGAGAATCCCACAGAGTTAATGCTATCACATCAAATACAGTCATTGCAACTTCAACAAAATTTAACGGTGCTAACTCTGGTGCTGCTATCGCAAGAGAATGGGAATACAAAGGTTCATTCAGTACAGGTGCACCAACGACTTCTGTACATGCTGATGACAAAGATATGTCACAAGATGAAATTCATGTTGCTATTGTCGATGAATTTGGTGAGTTTTCAGGAACAAAAGGAGAGGTTCTAGAGGCACAAGCTAATCTGTCAGTAGCGATTGGAGCAAGAGATGGCCAAGGCGAAGATGTTTTCTATAAGAATGTCATCAACAGAAAATCTGCATATTTGTGGTGGTTAGATCATCCAACATTGGGTGGACACGGAACAACTGCATCTGCAGTAGCCGGTAACGATACCGCTGGTAACGGAACAATAGTTACTGACGGAACCGCAACATTTCGTGCTTGGGGTGCAACCGCTGATTCTACTGGAGTTCAAACTTCAGATACCTTTGAAAATGCATCATTTCCATTGTCACTTAGTTTTAATGGTGGAACAGACGGAACTGGTCCCGCAGATGCTGATGTTGTTCGTGCATATGACCTAATGGCAGGTGCTGAAGATGTTGATCTTTCACTCGTAATGTGTGGTAATCACAGTTCAACAGTCATAAGACACGTTATCGATAACCTCGCAGACGCAAGAAAAGATTGTGTAGCTTTCTTCTCACCAGAAAAAGCAGATGTTGTTGGTGTAACATCCTCTTCAACTGCTACAGATAACATAATTGATTTTAGAGATACAGTCAATAAGAATTCCTCTTACGCTGTTATGGATTCTGGATATAAACAACAGTTCGACAAACATAACGATAAGATGAGATTTGTTCCGTTGAATGGTGATATAGCCGGTCTTTGTGCTCAGACAGATCAAGTTCGTGATCCTTTCTTCTCTCCAGCTGGTTTTACCAGAGGTCAGATTAAAGGTGTGGTTCAACTTCCTTACAATCCTAAGAAAGCAGAACGTGATAAGTTGTATCAAGCACAAGTCAATCCAGTTGTTTCATTTCCAGGCGAAGGAACAGTTCTTTTTGGAGATAAGACACAATTAACTAAACCATCTGCGTTTGATAGAATTAACGTAAGACGATTGTTCATTCTTCTGGAAAAAGCAATTTCAACTTCTGCTAAGTTTCAGTTGTTTGAATTCAACGATGAGTTCACACGTTCACAGTTTGTTGCAATGGTCGAACCCTTCTTGAGAGACATTCAAGGTAGAGGTGGAATACAAGACTTTAGAGTCGTGTGTGATGCTTCTAATAATACTGCTCAAGTTGTAGATTCTAATTCGTTTAGAGGTGACATTTTTGTCAAACCTTCTCGTGCTATCAACTTCATTCAACTCAATTTTGTTGCTGTTAGAAGTGGTGTATCATTTTCCGAAGTTACTGGTGCTGTTTAATATTTTTGATATAAATAATTACAACAAGATTAGGAGAAAATAACAAATGGCAACTACATTAGCAAATTTTAAGACGGCGCTCGCGTTCGGGGGCGCTCGTCCTAGTTTATTTGATATTCAAATTAGTGCGCCCACAAGTTTTGCGGGGATGAGTGCTTTGACGGAATCTCCATCTCATTGCAATGTTTCGGAAATCCCTGGATTAACTGTTACACCAATAGAAAAACAATACTTTGGTCGAACAGTCAAAATTCCTGGCGAATTGACATTTGGCACTTTATCTACTACTCTTTATAATGCAGAAGATTATGATATAAGAAGATCGTTAGAAACATGGCAAGGAAACCTAAATGGTCAAATAACTAATTTTGGAATTTCAGGTGCAGTTAGTTCTTGGGCTGGAACAGTTACATTACGTCAATATGCAAAAGCTGGAGGTGTGATAATGACATATACGTTTGTTGATTGTTGGCCGAGTTCTATTACAGCAATAGATTTAAATTACGACACCGTAGGTGATATGGAAACATTTGATGTTACATGGGAATACAATTATTATACGTCCGAAAACGCTCATACAAATGGCGGAAGTTTCAAGGATCAGGCTTAATTTACAAAGGAAAAAATGGCATTTACAGTATCTACGTTTAAATCAAATTTAGCCAAAAACGGTGGTGCAGCAAGACCTAATTTATTCAAGGTTAAAATTGAACACGCAAATAAAACCACCTTGAGTTTTTCAACAGCTGAAGTTCTATTAGTTAAAGCTGCTCAAATTCCTGCTGGGACTATTGCTTCCCTTCCTGTAAATTTTGTTGGAAGGCCAATTAAATATACAGGATTTAGAACTTACGACAACTGGGTAACTACTGTTATTAATGATGAAAGTTTCACAGCAAGAGATAAGATTACTCAATGGATGAGAGAAATATCCGGAAAAATGGATGGGTCACGAACAGAAAACTTTGGAGCTTATGCAACTGATGCCGGAGTTTTTAACGAAGGAACGGCCACGGTCACTCAGGTCAATAAAAATGGAGCAGATGGAAGAACTTATAAAATAAAAAATTTGTGGCCAACAAATCTTGGGACGATTGGACTTGATTGGTCGAGTGATACAATGGAAGAATATACTGTTGAATGGTGTTTCGATACTTGGGAACACGTGCTTTCAACAGATGAAGCAGCACTTATCACAAAAGAAAAGAAGGTAATATCAGAAGCTTCACTCTAAGTTGAGAATATTTAAATAGAAGAAAAGAGATAAATGAATGGCTTTCACAATAACAGACTTCAAATCAAATTTAAAACAAGGGGGCGCTCGGTCGTCCCTTTTTGACGTTACAATTTTTTTTCCTCCTGCAAACACAACTAACGCTAATAGTACTACTGATGATACTGAAGCCATTGCAACTCCCTCCTCACAAATAAAATTTTTAGTTTCATCAACTTCTATTCCTGCATCTACACTTACAACATACGATATATTTTTTCACGGAAAAGCTCTAAAAGTTGCAGCTGGTAGAACTTTTGATGCATGGGAAACCACAATTATAAATGATGAAGATTTTTTAATACGAAATGACATTGAAAAATGGATAGATTCCATCTCAAAACCTGACCTAAATACTAGGAATACGGCCGCGGCCGTTGCAAAGAAAGAAGGTACTAATGCTGCTTATAAATCAACAGGAATTGTTACTCAGTATGGTAAAAATGGAACAGAGATAAGGAAGTATAAATTTTTAGGATTATTTCCAACTATACTATCCACTATTGCTCTTAGTTGGGAATCTAGTGTAATAGAGACATATACTTGTGGTTGGGCTTATGATTCTTGGGAAATTGGATGATTAATTATTATAGGAGAAATTATGGCTTTTGAAATATTTGGTTTCAAAATTGAAAGAAAGAATCAAGGAGCAGCAAACGCAAGTGTTCCAGCATTTACTATGCCGGAAAATGACGATGGTTCTATGATGGTATCTGGAGCTG